GGAGAACAAGATGGTTCAGAAACTGGTCGAGTGTAACCTGAAATGGAGGAGGCTGAAGGACAGACACACGCGCAGGTCGGCAGAGGAACTGTACAAAGACCCGGGGATGTTTAAATACTCCTCTGAGTCCATTCAGGCAGTGTTTAGACAATTCATCCAGTTCGAGGGTTTCCAGGTGGACCCGTGGGTGTACTTCCTGGAAAAGTGCATGCTCGGCTTGGACGAGCTAGCAACAATGAAAAGCTCCGTCCATAAGAAAAGCGGGAAGATTGGGGAAAACAACAGGAGGCGCGCGGCAGAGAACTTCTACGAGCTGTACAGCAAGACAGGCTTAAGCGGCATAGTCACTAATCTCCAGTACATAAAAGAGTGGCTGCCCTTCGTCAACGATGTGTTCCCCAAGGAACAAATTGGAACGAGGGAGATAACCATTCTCGAATATACAGCAAGGCTCCGGATATACATGGTCGAACGACTTTTCGAAGGGTTGTGCAGGTCAGCGCCCATGGAGATGATAACGGATAAACAGAAGGAGGAGATGCAGATTAGTATCATGTCATCTTTCCGGGAGGACAGACTTAGGGCAGCAAAGAGGGGCGTGACAAGGAGGTACGAAGTGCACTGTTTGGACGCGACAAGGTGGTCACCGGGCTTCAACGTATCGCAGTTCGGTGTGATGACGAACACAATAATACCTAGCAAGTCCCTGGTGGACTATTGCATGCACGTGTTCGCATGCATTCTCAGGAAGAAGGTCCGCATGCCCGAGGCGTGGACGCTAGCCTCGCAGAAGATGAGCAAAGAAGATGCGAAGGAGAAATTTCAAAACGACGGAACCGAGGAGCTTAGGAAAGAGGCCGAACGGCAGGCCGGGCATATTGATGATCACGGGGGCATGGGCCAAGGTATCCTGCATCTGTGTTCTTCGCTACATCATTCCGGCATTGTGTACATGGAAGAGAGGGCGTTCCACCAGCTGGCATCTGACATCGGCATCACGGATCTAATGGTGCACACCCAGGTGAGCTCCGACGACAAAACTAGGTACTTCATATACACAGCCCCGAACGCAAGGAAAAGCAGAGAGTTCTCTAGG